TCAAGCCCAATCATTGCTGTTATCCTCTTCGTCCTTACCACTGTAGATTCCCATTGCTTTAATTGCTTCGGCATACATTTCCTCAGTGTTCTTTGCCGCCTGCAGCGCCTCGGTCTTTGCCCGCAGCAATTTGTTTTCTTCTTCCAGCTTCTCTTTTTCCAGCCGTGCCTTGCTGCCGGACAGCCGCAGGTAGTATGTTGTTTCCGCGCTGGATGCAGTTCCTTCGCGCAGCCGCTTTTCAACAAGGTCTACGGCCAAGGATATCATTTGGTTTTCTCTTGCTTCAGGAGACAATGCCGGACGCAACCCGACATCCTCACCAGAAGAAGCTTTTCGGGTTTTCATGCAGTTGTCATCCTTTCACATGAGTTTCCGGCTCTTTATGCCGTGTTTTGTAACTTTTGGCATCACTTTTCACCATGTTTTGACTACTTTTGCATTCCGTCAGTTTTTGTAAGGGTTCATGAGAGCTGTTTTTGGGGTGATTGTGTCTGCGCAAAAAGCCCGTCATTGAAAGGAGAGATCAATTGTGGATCAGAGATTCTAGGAGGTGAATCATGAAAACCAAGAGAACAAGGTTCAAACACTATCTCATGAGCCCTTACAAAAACTCCCGATCCATTGTATTTCTACAACAGATCGGGAACGCATCAGGGGTAAAAACCAAAACAGGCTCTGGTCTACACCCCAAAGCCCAAATATCAATTTTACCCCCGGGGAAATATCAAAGACCGGCGCGATTTAGGGAGGGGGTGGATTTTTTGGACCCCCCTCCCCCTGTCTAAACGTCAGTTTAAGCAGCGTTTATGCCAGTTTCTGGGTCGGGAAGGGTCTTTTTGACCTTCCGATACAGGTTTAACGGATCAGCCATGACAATCTGATCGATTACCTGCTCAATTTCATAAGCATTTTCGTTATCAGACAGCTGATCGGATGTGTATGCGAGCCGCGCAAGGAGGCCGCAGGAATTGTAGCCGTGGTCGCAGTCAAAACGATACCACTGATCGAACTGGTCATGCGGATCGTAAGGATTGTCAACTGTAGTAAGAAAACAACGAACCATATTTCTCGCTTCCTTTTGTTCTTATTTGTTCAGTGCATCGTAAATTGTAGACTTCGGAACATTAAGGGCTTCCGCAATCTGATCATACGTATATATGGCAAGCATCGCTTTGGCTTTTGCCAATTTAGCAGGCGAAAGCTTTGTAGTCGATTTCGGCATTGCGCGCTTGACAATTTCGGTTGAATCAGAAGAATTCAAGAACTTTGTCAGCAAGGAATCAGAAATTGCATGCTTCTGAACAGCTTCCCATTCACGGTCGCTGAAGACAATCTTGGTCCTACTGCTATTAGCGCCGACTTGCTCACGAGCACGCTGCATTTCGACGCTAGAAATCTTCTTAATCTCTTTCTTATCATCCTTATTGTTGTAATCCAGACCACGAGCTTCGACTATTGCCTTGATCTTAGAGTTCGCGATAATCATGGCACGGCGTTCCTTCGGTTTATTGGCTAGGACTGCCTGATACTTCTCGTTCAGGGATGCCACTTCAGCCGCATACTCCTTGGCTGCTGCCGGGTCACGCTGGATTCCCTTCATGTTGACAGATTCCTTGCGAGCCTTGTCGGCCAAGGCCTTCAGCGAGTTAGAAAAGTTTGCATACAACACTTCCTGCGCAGTTCCAGACTTCGAGGACATAAGCGTGCGCGCATCATCTGTTACCGAAATCAGACTAACCTCGGTTTCTGCCTTATGCTCCTTACCCTGTTTGTCTTTATAGACACGGCCACTTTCCTTATAAATAGGTTTTCCGGTCTCTTTGTCAATGCGGACACTGCCACGACGTTCAGGGATGCGGACAGTCTGCTTACGACGGGAAAGCAATGTGGATGCTCCGCCATACTTCTCGTACTCGTTACCTTTTTCGTCTGTAAGTGTTCTGATCTGATACTTGCGCTTCAACTCCTGAATGCCGTTTTCTTTCTCGGAGCGCTTATAATCCAGCTTATGCTTCTCTGCATCGATAACGACCATTGAATGGCGCACTGCACGCTCCAGATCTTCAGGCGGTGCTCCGCGTAGCGTCATATCAGTGATGAGGTTCGAGATGATGCCCATCTCTTTCTGTTTCTCATCCTTCTTCATCAGACGCACGTTATTCGGATTGTCTTCCGGAACAGCATATGAAGTCTTCGGGTCAAAGCCTTTCAGACCGGGCAGAGGATCAGTAGAGTTGATGCGCACCTTATCACTCATGGGAATGGCCATAACGGTGTCACCATCGAAGTCTGCACCAGACAGACGCTCAGCAACCTTAGAGCTGATGCCAATCGCATCGCGGACATTGCCGAGATTTGCTTTGCCACTGGCATTCTTGTTGTTGACAGTGACAATGGGGATCTCAAACGTGCCCGCATGAGGATATCGAACCAATGCAAGCTGAGTGCCATTCTCATATGTAGGGCAATAAGCTTCAGTTTCTTTGATCTTATCCAGCGGCAGAATAACTTTCGTTGCCTGACCTGGGAAAGCCGATGCCTTCAGTGTCATAGATGTTCCATCGCACTTCTCCGCGAAGTCCATCAGCATCTTTTTCTTAACAGTCGGGTTCGTGTAGTGCATGATCTCATCATACTCGGCTTTGTAATCAGCCATGGTAAGATCAAGCTGTTTCTTGATTAGTGGCAGAGGCTGCTTGGAAAGAAACTGAGATGAAACGCTCTTGGACATATCATCCCAGTCACCTTCCCATTTCAACTTATTGATGGGAGAAAGGTGCTCTTTGCCATCTTTTCCGATGTAGGTGCTCTGGCCTTCCGCAGTAATGGCAGCGCCAAATGGATTGCCCGGATCGTTCTTGATCTCTTTGAACACTTTCATCTTAGGTGTGCCAGAAGGTTTGTTCGTGTTGAACACAATATCAACACCATCCTGCATATTGTCTGAATACATGGCCATGCCCTTCAGATAGTGGCTGTTGTCTACCATAATGCGAACCTGTGCATAATGGGAGTTGCCAAGATCCAAATCAGGAACGCCACGACGAATCTCTATGACACCATCCTTTGCCAGACCGCCTTCATCGCCGTAACAAACTGCCACACGCTTCGAGTCTAAGCTTGAGGGAGGCTGCAGCTGACGAAATGAACTGCCGCCGTCATCAGAATGATAGTCACCCAAAGACTGAATGTCGCCCTGATGCTTATAGGCATAATTCTGATCGTATTCAGGCTTTGCCAGAACAGTGATGTTGGTCTGCTGACGAAAGTTGGTAGGTTGCTTGATGCTAACGCCATAACGCTTGTAGCCATGTTCTGCTTCAAGAATATAAATGGCCTCGTCCATCTTACCTTCTGATACGCCAAGGGTAAGATTCGTACCCTCAGATACATCAACCATACCCTTCTTGTCAACTTCTTTTTTCAGGGTCTCGGCGATCTTTTCAGCCTGATCTTTCTTGGTGCCAACGCCGTTCTTGTACATAGAGCGGACAGTGGATTCGGGAAGCCCAAGCTTCTGACCGATTTCAGTCCACCCCATATTAGGATTTTCCTTTTTCAGCTTCTGGATGTCATCCCACTGTTGAGCCTTACGGTCATGTCCAGCTTTGGTTTTAGCGACACGAAACTCAGTGGCACCAAGCTGATATTCGGGCGGAAGCGTATCATTGATAGCTTTCAAGATTTCGCCCTCAGACATACCATCAGCCTTATATTTCTCGACGCGGGACAGGAAATCACCAGAATGCTGATACGGAGTTTCACCACTACCCCACGGATAACGACCAGAATGGCGCTTGGTGCCGTAATGCTCAAGAGTATTGTCTTCTCCGCCATACGCAAGGCTAAAGTAACTCTTCAAATCTTTCTCAACCGGGTTCATCATATCAGCACACTCCCATTCTCAGCTTTGCAATGATCGGATCAAACTCGCGAATTTTATCCATGATCGGATTGATGTCATCAGGACAAGGGTTTGCGATGAGAATATCATCTGATTGGTAGATGCGGTTCTCGATCTGGATTTTCTCGGGTTTGATTCGGTATTCGAGACAGAACAGCGCATCATAAATCAGGAGCTGTTCCATGTGCGCCGGAATCGCTCCGGTCTTCAGGTCGTGGATTCTGAGAATATCATCTCGGAAGCAGATAGCATCTGCCGTTCCGAAGCAATTATCAGAATAGTACAAAACCTGCTCAGGTGTCATACGGAAGCCGATGGCATCGTTGACATAATTATTCAGGGTTTTCTTTGAACGGGGAAGCTTTTGGCCGAGCTCGATACACTTTGCTGCAAACTCATGCAGTTCGGTGCCTTTCTGGGTGGCCATGAAGTTGGTGTATACAACAGCAAGTTTGTCAGGGTCATAATTGATCCAGTTATACTTACTAGCGCTAAGAAAAGCGTGTTGTCCTCTCAGACGCGAATGATCGTTGAAGGTCATTCAGAATCTCCTCCTTATTTTCCGGGCAAATGAACGCAGCATAACTCATCTGATTCATCAGATTAACATAGTAATCCTGATTCGGTCGATGAGGCGCATTCAAGGAGCGCTTGCCTTCGAGTGCTGCCCATCGGTCTCTGTACAAAATCAAGAGATCAGGAATACCCTGAATCTCATTGGGATCAATGTGTAGGACGATGCAGCCAGGGAAGCGTTCTTTGAGTTCTCTTACCAGATTTGTCTTGAATTGGTTTTCCAGCATAAAATCTCCTCCAAAAAGAAAGAGGAGTAGCGCGTCTGGGACGCACTCTCTCCTCTCCATAAAAGGGACAGTATTTTACGCGCGGATTCTAACGGATAATAACGGATTTAAGCGGATTTTACAGCAAATAAAAAAGACGCAGATTTCTCTGCGCCTCTTAGTCAAAAATATCATTCGGGCCGATGCTGGTAGAAGAACAGGTACCAGTCTGGCACACCGGCTTCTAACATTCGGCCATCGTCGTATTCAAATTTTCCGTAGTCCTCGCTCAGTTCAAGGTTTGACGACTCATACTCATCCAACTTAATCGGATGATTGATTTCATCTTCTGTCTTTGTGATGTCGCACTCTCTGCAAGTCCAGTAACCCTGTACTTCTTCAGTCATCGGCCTTCCGCACTCACATACCGGTATCTTCGTATGCAGTTCCACGAACTTGTTTGCGTAGCAGGTTACCAGGTTTCCGGCAGCATCCGTAGTGGTCCATTCTTCGAAGCCATCATCATTGATAAAGCGGTTCATATAAGCCATCTTTATTACCTCATAAGCATCTAATCGGTGTGTACAACGGTCATTTTGAGTATACAACGCTGGTTGGGTTCTTACAAGCTAAAAGCCTTGAACTATTCGTGAATTTTGATTTTTGCCCACTTGCCCACTTTTTTCTCTTAACTATATATAATATTTTTATTTTTTATAGTGTAAATAGAAATAAAAGTGGGTTTTTGGGCAGAAAGGCGCTTTTATTTAAAAAATTAACGTATTTGCGTTATATTTTATCCGAAAATCATGCCCACTTTTAAAATCAAAAGTGGGCAGAAAGTGGGCAAACGGCCAGAAAATGTGAAAATTTTGTGAATGAAACATCTGATTTTCTAACCTAGAATAGAATTTCATGATTTTTCACCTCCTTGCCCAGAAAAAAGTGGGCAGAAATTTCAAAAGTGGGCAAAGAAAAAAGACGCTGAACGATTCGCCAACGTCCTTTTTCAGCCAATTTCTAGCTGCTGTCAATGCCGATTTTCATCAGTCGCTCATCTCCTCTACTTCTTTTTTGTTCAGGTAGTCAGCCGCAGCATAAACAAATCTACGAGGTGTAGGGGGCCGTTCATAAATCTCACCAAGAGTCTCCTCCATGATATCCCGATGAAGACGCCACGCAACAGCGACTGCTCGCCGAATGTCATCATTGATCTTTTTTCGTGAGACTCCGTAACGGTCGCCGAGAATACTATAGTAATCACGATGATATCCAGGTTTCAAAAGACTCTCTCGTGCAATATCGATTGCTTCGCCGAGTGTCTCAAAACTCACAAGGAACATCTCTAAGCCAAAGCATCTCAGCAAATTTCGTGTCTGGTTAGTCACAAGTTCACCCTCCTTTACAGCCGTACAGTGAACGCTGTGATCATACCACACCCAAGAACCAGCATACACTTCAGAATATCTTTTCCCGGCACAGTTACATGCACAACTTTGCCCTCTCGCCTAGTACGGGTGCCAATCTTGAAACCGCTCATGAATGCGTGCACATATAGACAGCACATCAAAGCAGCAAGCAAGAATCTTATCATACAACTCACGACCTTACCTCAACGTCCGGCAGAATATCCGTGTGGAAATAGAGCTTGTAATGATAAGGGTCTGTATGAGTGCCAGTAATGTCCTCAACAACGTACATGGTGTACTCGTTCAGATAAATGTAGTTTTTCTTATACTCGTTCGGACCGGTCTTCACCGTGCACACAAGTTCATTGTTATCATTGTTCGAGATGGACATAGCGCCTTCCATTTCAAGGATGACATTATCCGTACGTGCGTTATAGACCGTGATCCGGCGCTCAGCTTCAAAATAGTTAGCCTGCTTGGAAATGTTCCGATTCACCTTATCCGCTTCGGAGCAGCTGCACAGAACCATACAGCCCACGATCATCATCAGACATGCAAAGACGCAAATAATACGATTTTTCATAGTTAATCACCTCAACCAAATATCATGTAAATCAAAAGCAAGAACCATCCTGTATATCTGATGATTCTCTGTTTTTCTTTGCCGATGTTATCAGCAAAAGACATTCCAATTGCGATAGCTTGCAAAATAACGCTTGCGAGCAGCACAATTCGCATCACTTCACCATAGAACCCTTTCCTGTCTGGTCATCCTTCGGCCAGTACGTGTAAATATCATCGAACACCACCGGGATCTTGTTCTGCAGCTCCTTTAGCAGCGGGCACATCAGTTCTCTCATCTGAGGATGGGCCACCACAGGAGTACGCAGCTTGAAGATGTTGCGCCACTCACGGTAGTTGGCCGTGACCACAATCTCAGTCTTCAAGCACAGCGGCAGCACGCAGCGAGCCTGTTCGGGACGATAGCCGTTCATAAGCATCAAAAAATAAGTTTTTTCTGCCAATTCGCAGGATTCTACCCATTTACGATAGAACAGGCGATTCTGCTCTTTATCGATATAAAACGGCTCCACAACGGTAATGCTGCCCTCAAACTTCTCTCCTGCATAGTTGCAGTATCGTGTACTCTCCTGCGCAAAGCTCGCAATGCGATGCCGCACCAGCTCATTAGCCACGCCACGGTCACAGGTAAAGAGCACACTAAGCTGAGAATGCTCAAGCATGGCCTCATGCCCTTGCTTCACCAGAAAGCCCACCAGTTTCTTTTCCGACTCACCGTCCGGCGTGATCTTGTCTTCGCTCTTATAGCAGACCCGCGCCACCCGCTCGATCTGCTGGAGTTCTTTGATGCCACCCTCAGAAATATCAGTGAGGATTTCGTACTTAGGTTCAATGATTTTCATATGTTAGCAATCCTTTCTCTTTCGGGATCTCGCAAAATAGAATCCCAGTCTCTAATAAGTTTCCGTAAGCCATGATCATCTGCTATTGGGCTCATCGTTTCTTCATCGTATTGCACAATGACACTGCCTGCATTATCGCATCCAAATCCGCAATGCCGACACTGAATCTTATACTTGATTTCCAGGCTTGTCTTAACGGTCGCCGTTCCGTATACAGTAGGCCTCACTTTTGAATAGCATACCGGACAACATCTCATAAAAGGTTCTCCTTTTTCAACTTACACTCCCAGTTCCCACAGATGTCACCGCAGGCGTATTTTTTGGCAAATTTCATACCCTTTTCAATAGCCTCCTGCTTATCGGTCGCCCTGACTTCAAAGTTCTGATAGCCGCCACCATTGTCTGTGCAGGTAAAGATAAAAGTGTGTTTCATAAGAAATCCTCCGTAATAGCTTGTACAAACATATCAATTACTTCGTTCAGAAAAGCAACCAACCGATACGGCCAAGATCTTTTCTTTTCATGCCAAGCTGGGATGGTCGTAGTTTCTGTCTGACTGTATCGAATACTTCCTACCGCTTGCTCCATATCAACCAGTGAGTGATTGGTGTTAACGCACCAGATTCGTGCGTCTTGCAAAGTGATATAGCCATTCGCCAACAGCCAAGCAACATCGTCTATCGACGTGAAATTTCCAACCGGAACCCTGTAGCCATACTCAAGATCATATGTAGTAAGGGCATTCCGAGTTTGTTCTCTTACCATATCAATAGGTCGGCCATTCGCGTAGATGGTTTCAACGTCATCATCAGAAAATTCGTACACTGCCTTACTCCAATTCCGGATAGCTTCTATGGCTTCTTCATATGACACTCTTCCATTGTCCATAGCCTTCTTACCTCACAGCAGAATCCGAAACCAGATAAACCAAAGCACCTTCAGCGTGAATGCAATAATGATGGCCCAAGCGCACAAAATAAGTGTCAGCGCAATAGCCCGGCCAAGAAATTTGCCAACTTTCGTCCAAACATCAGTCATTTTTATCAACCCTTTCAAACCCTGCAAACTTTCCGAAACCAATATTTCCATGCTCGCAGTGGTGAACCGGTTCATATTTTTTCGATTCAGGCACATGATTTAGAGCATCGGCTAAACCGACATAGCAGAGGCCATCATTGAATTTCTGTTCGCATAAGCTGCATTTGTAAGCTGGAAAATAGAATGTTGTCACCCCACACACCTCCTAACCGCATCCACCCGGCACTCTGCAGCGTTCAGCTCAAAAATAGCTGCATCCACAAATTCCGGGTCGCAGTGCTCGAAGTGGTTCCGAGCCACCTCCAAGGCCTGCAAAGCCTCCCGCAGGGTGTTAACCGTCGTCGGAATCGGCTCCATGCGGAATATCTTTTTGACAAAATCAGCGATTTTTCGCAGCATTTCTACGCCTCCACATCTTCATAACCTGCCGAGCCGTGAGCCAACCCTCGACATCATAATGATCAACAAGTGCTAGCCCGCACACCTCGAGTAAATGAGGAAACCCGTAAGTGCACCAACCGCATACCGCATCCCACAGATATGTGCCAGATTTATCTCGAACTGTAATCTGATAGCCCCCATCATGCAGTGCTCCAGGGCCGTAAACTTCAGGCCGGTTTTTATCGTTCTCAGGAAATCTTCTTTCCATCTCATGCGTAATGCCCGCTTTCGTAAGAAGATCATCGATGTTTACTTTCTGACGCTTCTGGAACATAAATATCAATCTCCTTACCTTATTTATAATGTGTTGTAGTTATTGAACGGCGTAGAGTGCTCAACGTATTCGTCGATCAACCGGCAGCCAGCCTTGACTCGGACTCCTCCGTCGGAATCTTTTGCTTCAGCCCGATATGCCATGCAGCCTTCTTCATAGCAGTCCATAAACTGACCTTTTTCATGTGCCGAATACTCGCTCTCATACTTCTGAAACGGGCATTTCACCTTCACTCACCTCGTTCAGCCTTTGCAGCAGCCATGTGGGCGAGTTCGTGTACGGTCTTGGTTGCGATGGCCGCAGCCTGATTCAGACCGGCCACAATGTCCGAGATCGAACCAATAGAGCCAGGTTCCTTCTTTTTCTTCTTAGTGTACTGCTTGAAAACCTTATGGAAACTGTTATCATTGCCTGCCATCTTCTTGACAACGGCCATGGCAAGCCCTTTTTCCGTATCGAACTTATCTTCCGGGCCACACTTTACCACGGTTTTGGTCCCGTCAGACCACAGGACGACCGTTGCCGGGTCGTTGAAGATAACTTTGCGGATGCTGACACTGCACATGCCGAACTTCACAATATCATTCTTCTTGGCCTGCTCCATGGACTGGCGGGAGTAGTCAATTGCCAGTCCTTTGTGTATAGCCCTTGCGAGTTCATGATTGTCCATAAGCACCACTGGTGGCAAATCAGGGCACATGTTCCAATTCCGATAATCCTTTCTCATTTATCTCACCTCAAAATTTCTTGCAGCTTCGTCCTGAACGTCATCCCACGGCATATCAGGTTTCTGCCAAGGGGGCATGCCAGCATCATCTGATACGAACCACTCATAGTCACCGTATTTTGCGATTGCGTCTGCAGCATCATCGGCCATTTTGTCAAAATAAGAACGGTCGATATCTTTCTCCATATGGAGTTCATGAACCATCTCACTTTCAAGCCAGCGATAGCCCTTGGAGCCTCCGACTGCTGCATAGGTTTTTTCTCCAGCATCATTAACGCCAGACTCCCGCAGCAGTACAGCGCCACCACATCCTGGTTTGATAGGACAGAACGAGCCAACGCGGCCGACGAAGATATATTTGTGCTCACCCTCGGGCAGGTCTTCGTTCTTGTCCAGATAAATAGCTCCCTTGGAAACAGTCTTCGTCTGGCAAAGGTCCGCAAATACCACCGGCTCATGCGAGAACAAGGTCTTGAACACGTACGGAATCTGAAACTGTGTACCCGTGGCTGTCCACTCCCTGCTGTGCTCCTCGTTCTTTTCCGGCATATAACCGTACTGCGCCTGGCACTGGTCTGCATCCAAATATCTGGCAATGTAGACAGCATCGTTCACAAGGCACATTTTCTCGTATGTAGCCTCGTGCTCGAAGGTGTATCCGTATTTTTTAGCGAATTTCATACAGAAGTCGATGATCTCCGGTGTTGCATCAGGGATTTTGATAGAATCCGTCTTGATGTGTGCCACTGTAAATCCTCGCTGCTGCACCTCATCCTGCAAGGTACGCATGAACAAAGCACCACGCAAGGCTACAATGTTGTTTGCGTTCTTCCGGTTTCGGAACGGGTTCTCAAAAGTTGCACTGGTCAGGCCGTACACCGAATTGATAGCGATCTTCAGAGCCTGCGACAATGCTTTCGCCTGCTTCGGATCATCCAGATACTTGGCCAATTTACCGTTGAAGAGCTTCTTGGCCTTGTCATACTCCTTGTGTTTGACATAGATACGAACATCCATCAGGTCATTGAAGTTCTTGGTGTACTCGCCGAAGTAGTTGAGCGCGACTGCCGAATGCGGATGCAGAGACGCCACGTCCAGCAGAGCCACATTCCAGTACATGCCGGGTTCAGCATAGACATAGCCACCCAAACCTAAATCCGTACCGCGGAACATATTATGCATCCGGCCATCCTCGCCTTTGACCCACTCGTATCCGGGGAAAGCATTGAGATAAGTGTTCTTCGTGAGAATATCAGGCTCCACCTCAATCAAATCGTCGGATTCACCGGTGGCAAGATCTGTATAGACCAGCCTTGGACTTTTCTCTTTGCCAAAGATGATCCGCGTAGTCAGACTGTTGGTCGTGTCGTTGACCGTCATACCTGCCACATCCGCCAGAATTTCCCGGGCAACAAAGTCTGCATGTCGAGCATTGAACACGGCTTCCGTTGCCAGAACGTCGTTATCACAATACCGTGCAACTTCTTCCCACTTCTCTTCCGGCACAGGCTGATCCCAAGGCAGTCCGAGCTCCTGATGATGGATGCCCAATTCGATTTCGAATTTCTTCAGACTCTGCTTCTTGGCGCTGAAATCGTAAATATCAGTGTAAGAGAAGTTATACGCTTCACCAAAAAAGCCTGTATGTTCGTTGATAATCTGCTGAGACAGATTGTAAATTGCCTCAACCGACCACCCGATCATACGGGCATAGAGAATGTGGTTATCGTACTTACGGTTATTAAAGCCGATCAGTCGATACTGCGCGAGTTTTGCAATATCATCTGCACTCGGGTTGATGAGCCGATAGACTGTCGGTTCTTCTTTGTCCGGTGTGCTTTGGAACTTCCAGTTGACCAGCAGCAGGTTCGGGAACACTTCGCAGTCAAAGAAAACGATCGGTGCCTCATAAGTTACTACTGCAGTCGGCTCCTTGGATTTGAAGTGCATTTTAGACACGATTTTCAGGCACGCATCCGCCTGATTCGTGCTGGATGCAGCGAAGCCCAGGATACTGTTACGCATATCATCCACGTCATAGGTAAGGTCGCTGTTGTAGGCGTCCTCAAGAATTTTGTAGATGAAGTCGATGGACGGTTTGGTGTAGGGATGGATTTCCTTGTTGAGATTGCGCATGATGAGGACACGCAGCGCTTTCTCACTTTGGACGCGATCAGTGCTAACCATTTTTTCTCCCTTCATTGGTAAACCGGAGCTGATGGGCGCTACCGGAATATCATTGCATTTCGAGAGCTTTCTTCGCAGTGAGCTCTTCCCGGTAAAGACTTTGACCTCGATATGCTCATCATAGATTCTACTGAGCTTTGAAGCATCTCCTGAATAAATATAATGCAGGTGGATGCCCGCACCGGATTTACTCAGTTCTGCATAGGTTTTTGGCCACTTGCTTGCCGCTTCCAGATTCCGTTCAAAGGACTTCTTGCCGTCCTCTCCCGGAATATCAAAGTCGATCACGATGTGATTCTCAGGCACCTTGACGTAATGTAGTCTGCTCGTGTCCAGATCCGCCAGCTTTGTCTTTACCTTTTCCCATTTCTGAGTAGGTGTTCCGGTTTCATTGGCATATTGGGCAGGGCAGTCCTTACAAATATCATCCAGAACCGAGTGCTGAACTTTGAAATCGATCCACGACTTTGCTTTTTCCGGAATCGACGCTCCAAAGTCCGATTTCTTCTCGAACTTTTCTGTCTTGAAACCACTGTAGTAGCTGCGGATACGTTCACCGCTGTCCGTGTTGACACGTTCCTTGTAATCGCGGAAGTAGTTCATAAGTTCTTCCTTGAAGACCCGCCGGGAACTCATGTACGGAACGTTTGTGCTCGTGCAGAAGTTCTTGTACATCTCCCATGCAACCTGTAGCGAAACACCGTCTTCCTTCTTGAAGACATAGTAACTGTCCTCCATGAAGTTGTACATGTCATTGGATGCACTCAGCATACGGATGGGAATATAATCGTCATAGGCATGTTTGTTGTTCTCATAGACATTCCGGCAATACCACGCAATGGCCCCCAGCTCGAAGTCGATCTGTGAGATCAGTTCCTCGTACTTCTTAGCAGGCACCTTGTTTCCAGTCGGCTCCACATCAATCAGCCGTCGAACGATACCCGATTTTGCATTTGTGATGCGCACCGGGTTGTTGGTACCAAGAATGAGGAAGCACTTGAAGCGGTTTTCGTAGGCAGACTTAAACTTCTCGTTGACTGTCATGGACTCATGAGAGACCAGCGAGTTGATGCGAGTGTTGTCTTCGATGCGGCTCAAATCGCCATCGTGTTGGATCGCGATCAGCGGGTTTGCTTTGAAGGCTTCCAGCGCAAATGCATTTGAGGATGAACCAAGCACCTTCGCATCAAAGGCCGAATAATATCCAGCAAACAGCTTCTGTATGATGTTGATAACGGTAGACTTGCCTGTGCCGGGTGCACCATACATCACCATAAACTTCTGGATCTTCTTGGAGTCCCCATTTACAATGGCGCCGATTGCCCACTCGATCTTCATGCGCTCGTCCGGCGCATACAGAACGCTCATCAGCTCGTTCCATGCCTTGATGCTTCCCTGTTCCAACGGATACGGAAGCCGTTTGGATGCATAATCCTCCTTCTTCACCTCGGTGTTGGAGAATATCAATTTCTCATCGAGCATAACAAACGAATCCCGCATTTGTCGCTGACAGTACCGGTGCCAAATATCAATCATGCCGGATTCCGCGTCCCACATGTGAAGCACCCGATAATTGTCGAAGTCCGCCTTGTGTGCATCCGCATAATTATCAAGTTCCCTGTCGATGAGCTGCAGTGCGTCCTGCTCGTCCGTAGACCATAATCCGCGTTCCTGCAACCAGATTGCGTAGAAGTCCCCGCCTCGAATCATCAGATCCTTTGAATGCTTGATGATAAGTTTGGGATAGATCTCAATCACCCCGTGTTTGCCCGTTCTGCGGGCAATGAAAAGGAAATCAATCATTGTTAATCAATTTCCTCCTTTCTTCGAGGTAAATATCAATCGTTGGTCAGGGTAGCATGGCCGTCGCAGTGGACGGACTTGTTCTCCTCGGTCTTCTTCATCCGGTTCAGCTCGTCCATGGCGATGTCGTACTTCTCAGCCAGCTCGTCACGTTCTTTCTTTGCATCAACCGCCTTCTTGCACTCCACAACGAACACCTTCGCAAACAGATATGCAATGCCTGCCATGCCGATCAGAGCCAGGTTCTTCTTGAACAGCTTTGCCTTGTAACGATCCAGGGCACATTCAGTCTGGGCGAGCTGATAGTAAATATTGTTTTCCATGATAAGTCCTCCTCAAATATCATTTTCGTTCAGGTACGCCATCATCTGGTACCAGATGTCAAGCGTACGCAGGTCTTCCTTCGGGTTTTGCAGTGTGAACAGGCCGCCTGCACCGTTCGGCTGGTAGTCTCTGCGGCGAAAGCGCTCGATCACGAACTCTGCCCGGCTCTGATGGAACCGATTGTCGTCCATCGAAGCCAGACCGAGACTGACGATCATGCTCCAGAACCACTGTCCGGTCCGGTTACCGATATCTGCATCTTCCATGATGGTTTCTTCGCAGCGAAGTGCCAACGCTACCATCATCTCCAGCATACTGCAGGGCTTGTGCATAAAAGTCTCGGTCACAGCCCTCATATCCTTTGCCGAAATATCATTCTGCTGGTCAAGGAATCTGTCCCGCAGATTCTCGCCGTCTACGGCACGATTGCAGTCCATCTCATTGTCAGGAATGAACTGCGTATCGTATAAAAAAGCGAGCAGCCTATGGAAAGAGAGGTTTCTCGGCTCCCACTTTCCACAGACCAGCTCATAAAGCCAATCGAAATATCTTTTTTCGATGTCGGCTTTCATTTCGTCAATCGCCATAGTCCTCCTCTTCCCGCTCCCGATATACATCTGCGTAGTTCTGGAGCGCCTTTACCACCTCAAAATCCTTGTGATAGGCATGGTTGCGTACATGGATCGTGTCGGGCATGAATTTGCCCATCTCGTCCAGAGCTTTTTGCCCGACAACTGCTTCAACGTCATCCACTTTGGAGCCGTCGCCGTCGTAGGCCAGCACACCATCTGCAAACAGGGTCAGAAAGCTGGTCTCATAGTCATCGTCGGCGCCGAACTCATCCGGTTCGATGATCTCGATGAGTTCAAAAGGTGCTTTGTCCGGCTTTTCCTGGTCACTCTCCTGACGATAAGGACCAGAAATCAGGTCAACGGCCTGCTTCTGGGCTTCAGCTTTGATCTGTTCGTCAATATGCTGCTCCTTTTTCTTGTAATGCTCGCGGACATCTTCGATCTGAGCATCAGCAAACTTCTGATACTCCCCGCGCATCCGAACATGCATGAAATAAGCGCCAGCCGCAAAGCCAGCGCCAACCAGTAAAATATCACGAATCCAGTTTTTCATTGGAATCTCCTTCTTTAACGGTCATCATAGTAAACGCGAGCCCTCCAAAAAAGAGAGACACACTCATTAGAACCCCACCAACAATATGCCTTTTTCGCTGAGTATCGGTCAGGTAGTCCAGAAACAGAAACATGTTTTCCAAACTGCTCATACAAATATCCCTCACTCAGAAAGGACAGCCAGACCAGAGACGAAGCAGACTCCGGCCATGGCAGCGAACACATAAGACAAAGTTCTTACGACTCTGGTCATAGCGAATCCTCCCAAAATATCAATCAGATCTTGTCAATGATAGGGCCATCAACGTTGAAGTGCAGCACAACAGAACGGTCGCCCTGCATCTTGTCCAGACCGAACTTCACACAGTTGGACAGAGATTCATTGTTAGGATCATAGAGCCAGCCGACGATCTGACCCTGAGGATTGTAGATCTGCTGACCATTGTTGTACTTTCCGATCATACGGTAGACCTCATTCAGGAACAGGTAGCCGCGAGTACGCAGCTGGTTGCTTGCATGAGTCTGAACCATGCTCAGGAAGTTCTTGTTGATCTGTGCATCCGGTTCCCAGGTATCCACCATCTCATCAAACAGCAGGTCATAGGGCGAGTGCACGCCGTCCGTTTCGTCGATGTAAGACTTAACCACTTCCTCGGTGCCATCTTCGTTGACGACCTTGGACTCCACCTCGACGGCCTTCACACCGTGCTCGATCTCGTGCTGTACCCGTTCGCCGAAGCGCTCAGATACACGGCCCTTATACTCGTTAAACGCCTTGTCCAGCGTGACATAGGCCGCCGTCAGAGCTGCATTGCGCTTCTGCAGGATGCGATTGGACCCGACCATGCAGCCGAGGGACAGCGTGCCCAGAATGACAGCAGGTGCATACAGCTTCACAAGTTTCATACCAGTCTGGACATAAACCGTAGTCAGGTCCTTCTTGGCATCCTCTTCGGTATACTCGGTGCCTTCCTTGATTGCAGCCTTGCCGTCCTGCACATCGTGGATGGTTGCAACACTGGACTGATGGGCAGCCAGAATATCATTGACCTTCAGGGTCGCCTTGCAGGCCATAACAGCACTGGTCACTGCACCAACAGCACCGCAGACCATCAGGATCTCGGGGCTGTGCTTGCCAACTTTGAACTTTGCCTTTGCAGCAAAACGGCCAATATTCGACATCATTTCGTTCATTTTCATAAATATCTTTCCTTTCTTAGTTGTTCAGCGCAACGGGCTTCGGCAGGCGGATGACGTATCCGCCGCTAACGCCCTGAATGTATGCGGTACGCAGATCATACCAGCCATACTTGTTGTCCGTGTAGTTCGAGGTCATGCCAACCAGATCATACAGGTCGGCCACAGAGACGCAGTTGTATGTCGCCAGTGCATCGATCATCTGGTTGAGCACTTCGTCTGCATCACCTCGGGACGAGAAAATAATGTCCTGATAGTTGATCTGTGCCGCTACCGGACGGTTCTGGTTTGAGTTCCGGTTGTCAGAGTACCGATTGTATGAGACACGGCTCGGCTGGGCGTAATTGCTATAGTTGCTACGCGGACGGTCATCGCCATGAAATATCATGTTGACGGTTGCAATCATGAGGTCTGCAAAGAAATCCCGCATCTTCGGTACGGCCACATCTTTAATAATATGGTCGCGCACGGTCTTCAGGTCCTCTGCGATAAACATCGAAGCTACCTTCTGAATATCATTTTTCTCTTTCGTCACAACCTTTCCGGTCGTCACCTTCTCGAACTTCTTCTCATGCTTTTCTGCATTGCCCGTCGTAATGGAGTTCGAGGGCAGTTTGATTTCAGCCATTGGGATTCTCCCTTCAAAAAATAAAAAGGTAAGAGCCGCAGATTTCTCCACGGCTCTCGCCTGAACCTTTCACATTAGTTCTCTTCTTCAGTCTCTTCGACTTCCTTGCATTCAACATCCTCGATCTCTTCCGGTTCGTCCTTCACGATCTTCACCGGGCACTGGAAATTGAAGTGCTTCTTCGGCTTCTTCTCTTTCTCAACCTTGGGTTCGGTCTTTGCCTTTGCCTTGTGCTTTGCGATGCCGGCGCCAATTGCACCGATCGTCAACACACCAACAGCAGCGGCAATGCCAGCCCAGGTGTTGATGCCAGAGTTCTCCTCCGTCTTCACCTCATTGTTCTCCGTAACCACGGGAGTCATCTCGTTAGAAGTCTCCTCAGTAGTAACCTCGTTCATGTTGTTCATTTCGTCCATAATAAAATCTCCTTTCAAGATTTATCCTAAATGTGAACCTTTCTGGTTCCATAAAGTAGAATGAATTTTTCGCGTCTCAGACGCCGATATAATGCGGCGGTTCCACGTAGTTCACCACCAGACACGGCATACCTTCCTCATCCAGCCGTGAAGCGTAGCAAGTTTCGATGTAGCCGCGATCAATGTCCCAACCGAGCATATCGCCAAGCTTGTTCTGGTCCAGGCCAATAAGGTCATACCATTCGTTCAGGCTGATCCGCATGTCGTCCCGCAGTTGACGGTTGAATTCGTTTACGGCCTTGTCGATCTCGTTCTTGGTCGCCGTAAAATATCTTCCGCTGAGCGAGTCAAAGCACTTGAGCTGTCCCGCAGCATGGTTCACAACAACAGTCTGCGTCTCTGGGGTCTTCTGCTGCTGTTCAATTGCCGCTGCCTGCCGGATCTCACGTTCCTTATCCTCGCCAACAGTCTCCAGCACTTTGTCCCGGTAGGTACGCAGCGTGCTCTCGCTCAGGGTGTAAGCAGCCGTCAACGCTGCATTCCGCCGTGCATTCACGCTGCTGGCACCAATGATGCAGGCCACGCTTACGCCAAAACTGACAGCAGTTGGAATATAAACCGGTGCTGCCGTCTTGATGATCTCCTTTGCCTCCAGCTTCTCAACGCCCAGTTCCTGCCGCTTCTCCTCCAGCAGGATCATGGCCTTAGGGGTCGCCTTGATGGCAAATATCACGCTGGATGCAGCCCCTGCAATGCCAAGACCAACAAGGATCTCCGGGCTGTGCTTCTTTGCGCCCATCCAGAGCGCGCTTGCCAACGCTTTGAGTTTCATTTTCATACCTCCATAAAAATATAAAAGAAAGAGCCGCAGCTTTCGCCACGACTCTCGTCCTCGCACTTAAATGTGCCCTGTCTCCATCATATTGTGGATTCGTTCATTTGCTTCACGTTCGATTCGTGCTTCTTCCCGGTTGTACCAACGCCACCGCGCATATTCGTACAGTCGAACCGGCTGCATTGCCAGCGTGACCATGAGCCCCACAAGGGTTCGGATCAGCACTTTCATGCACCACTTCAACTGACTCCATAACAGCTTGTCGATTTCCTTCCAGAATGCATAATCGTATTCGTACATAATAAAATCTCCTTTCAATTTGTGGATTTCTTCCATAATACAAAGGGATTTTTTCGCGTCATCGACAAATATCAATGCAAAAGAAAGAGAGGCATCACTGCCCCTCAGTCTCATGAGATTCGTTGAGCTTTTTCTCAACAGCCTCGTCGATCCTGGCGTCCAGGTCTTTGTCTTCGGCATATCCCTGCATCATCGTGCCGAGAAAGCCAAAGATCATTCCTGCCATACCCAGAATCTTCCAGATGTTCTTTTTCTTGCTCATTTGTTCTCACCTCCATAAAGCACGCTGGAATTTTCGCGTGCGCAGTTCTCCTCGTAATGTTCCCAGTCCTCCACCGGGTCCGCCCAAGGCGTTACGTAATATACGTCCAGTCCGTCGTCGGTTTTCTGCTCGTAGCACTCTACATCGAGCCAGAAATACTCCAAGTCCTCCACCATCTGGTCAATGCACCAGCCTCTGCACTTGCCATCCGGGATAAATTCCAGTCCTAACATCTCGCACCATGCTTCCAGCGATACTCCGCCATCCAACGCCAGCTTTTTATTCAGCATGTATGCTGCTTCGTAGAGCTGTGCCATGGTGGCATTAAAATATCTATTGGTAAGCGGCTCATAGCACAGATGCTCCACATCGCCGTTATCTGCACGAGGCATAGTTTCGACCTGCCGGTGAATATCTTTTTCGGTTTCCTCACCTACCTGCTCTGCAACTTTTTTGCGGTAGGTGCTGTAAGTCTGCTGAACTGCCACATATGCAGCCATCAGCTCAGCCTGAGTCTTTTTGTTCAGGCTGTTGGACCCCAGAATGCACGCGATCGTGCCAACACCAACGACTGTAGCAGGAACATAAAACTTCCAGCAGTCTTTGACGATTTCTTTCTTCGTCATTGGTTCTGCCTTGTTCATGTCGATCAGGCTCTGCGCCTTGGTCGTTGCCTTTGCAGTCTCCACAGCAGTCAGCACTACGCCCGCAGCCGCCGCTATGGACAGGATCGTTGCACCATGCTTATTAAAGTAGGAAAATATCTTTTTGTTCAGTTTCATGTTCTTGTTCCTTTCAGCAGTTTTCGATTTTCCAACGGTTTCTCTTCGATGCGTTTACAATCCCTCTCGGATACCCGATCATCATACAGACCGGCACAGCATCATTACGCAGAAATATCCTTCCTGCCCTCTCATGCAGACCGACAGCAAGATTGTTCATGCTGATAAAATCACGCATTGCCGTAATGATTGCCCTGCTGTTCGGTCGGTCCTCCTCACTCAGAACAACTTCCATAATGAATATTCCGCTGTACACAAACTCTCCGATAATGTTCTGCACCGCTTCTTTGTTTACCTTTTGCTTTGGTTCAAAAGAGTTGCTGTACATCTCCGAGAATTCTGTCGGGTCAACATTTTTCAATTTCATAGCGACTCCTTTCACAAAAAAAGAAAAGACCCGGTCTCGAACCGGGGACCTCTGTAATCAAACAGCGCTCTACCAACTGAGCTATCTTCTCCATTAAGTGGCATGTATTTTTCGCGTCAAAGAACACCGGCCTTCGACAAAATATCAACCAGTGTTTCCTGCGTCATCTCGGCGTCAATGTCCAGATGCACCCGTACCGTTCTGCTCTTGTCTGCATAGTTCACCCGCAGGTCGTTCAGCTGAACTGCTGCATCGAGCCCTTGTTTTTGGATTGCCTTACCTACAGCAGCTGAAACCAATCTGCGCAGAAACCCGGTTTGAATGTGCATAATGTCCTCCATTTTGAATCTCCTTTCAAAATCAAAAAATAAAAAAAGGCAGAGGGCGAATCTTTATCAGATCTCGTACTCTTCCTGATTTGCTTTCTGAATTTCTTTCAGTTCCTTGCGTTCCTTCCAGTTTTCCCATGCCACAATGCCGCCAATGAGTGCACAATACATTCCGGCAACAACGCCGCACAGCTTGAAGTAAGTCCCCCAAGTCCACTGCTTGTTCATAAAGTTCTTGATCGCTTTCATCATAGTAATTTCTCCTTTCAATAAAAGCCCTCTGTCTTCCATAAAGCATCCTGAATTTTTCGCGTCTGAAAAACAAAAGAGCCTACGATTTCTCGTAAGCTCTCTCAGGATAAGGCTATATATCAATTCGTGTACCGGTTTCCGTTAAATCCTCAGTTCTTCGACGGCCGGAACAGCCTCACCAGAACCCAGATGACCAGACCGATTGTCAGTCCGATCACTGCGGTCACAATGACCTGCCCAACCGTTACGCTTGTATTCCAGATCTTCTTCAAAATATCCATCGTACTCCTCCTTTGTTTGGGCCTTATCCCATAAGACAAATAGAATTTCTCGCGCCTACACGTCTCTCCTGTCAAACACCGTCTCCCAGCGTTCTTTCTTCAGCGGTTTCATCCGCAGCGCCCACATCAGTTTTCGCACGGTCACAGTCGGGTATAGCCCGTCTTTGTTTTTCCGCTTGGCGTTTTCCCGGAAATATTCCAGAAACCCTTCGTGCAGGTAGATTTTGTCAGTCAACCATGGGTCAATGGGTCCCCAGAATGTTGCCCGGCTCTTCTCGTTGAATCTCTGCTGAATCACGGCCAGTCCCTTACCATTTTCAAAATATAATGTGCAGGTCCGGTAGACTGGGTGGTTGCATCGGTAAGTCACGCCGTAGTACCGCGTCCATTCTTCGGACGGCTCGGTATAGTATCTCATAAAAAGAAAAAGAGGCCGCAGTTTTCGCCACGACCTCCAGTGTCCTCCTTTACTTCTTGAAGAATTTAAAGTCTCTCATAATGCCCTTAAACGTGCTCGAACAAATCGTACCCGTCTCCTCGAACTTGAATCCCTTACCGTACCAGTGACTGCCCACAGCCAGGCCTGCGATCGTCGCACCGATGCTCGTTACTGTCGTCAGGATGCGAATGAACTTATCGTCATCAGCTTTGGCGATCTCAAGTTCAAGCTTGTGCTTTTCCAGCTCAAGCTTGTCCTCGTCTGCCTCCTTACTGACGTTCGCTTCGTTCTCATCCATCCGCAGTTTGTAAAGCTTTACGATGTTGTCAGTCGCTTTGCCCTGCTCGTCACTTCCTGTTTTCAGGTTTTCCAAGTCCTCGAAGCGGCGCTTCAATTCTTTGTCCATCATTTCGTTCAGTTCCATTTTGAATTTCTCCCTTCAAAAATATAATGTTCGGAGTTTCCTCCGTAAAGCGGGCAGTTATTTTCGCGCCTGCACCTTTTTAATGCGCAGTACGGCATACTCGCTTTCTTCGATGTCCTCAACGGCCTTGTCCATATTCAGGAACAGATGGGCGCTGTCATCCTCTTCTCCGGTGTAGCCAATCAGCAATGTGCCGACTGCTTTTTTGCGGTAATCGTGGGTCATGCCGAGTATAAGCCCCAACAAAAATCCCAGAATGATCGCAAGTCCCGTGAGTATCCATACCAGATAAGCCATTTTGAAAATCTCCTTTTATAAATATAAGTCATGTTTCAGTCACGCGCGTGCTGAAAAAAATAAGAGCAGATGTTTCCATCTACTCCATTTTGAAATGTTATTTCTTTTTGTTTCTCTTGTGTTCTCCTTTCCGTTTCTCGATCAGGAGCTTCAATATCTCCCATAAGATCAATAATACAAAAAGCTGTACCACAAAATCGTACATCAGTCATACCACCTTTCATAAAGGCGGCTGATTTTTTCGCGTCCAAAAAGTAAGAGCCGCAGATTTCTCCACGGCTCAGCTTTTACAGTATTGTAATGTCTATTATTTCTTTGTCCTCTTCAAAGTGCTTCACCATTTTATTAAACTCGTCTTCGGCACATGTACAGTCAAATAGAACTCGTATACATGGTTTGTATTTACCAGGCTTCGCCCTCGTCAACTTTCTTAATCTTTCTGACGCATCAAAATACTCCACATGGTTAATTCCTACCAGCATTGTTCTTATCTCTTGTTCAATACGTTTACCAATATCGGCTCTGCACTTCAAATAAAAATGTACTTGTTTCGTAATGTTCACCATTACAATCACCTCCATAACACATCCTGATTTTTTCGCGTCACTGCCGTTCCTTGCTCAGGAGCCAGAAGAAGTACCGATAATGCTCGTAGTAGGTCTCGCGGCAGCAGGGACAGCCATTCGCCTGAAGCTTGTTGTAGCCGTCTCCCTCTGTCACGCCCTTTTTAATGTACGGTGCCAATGCCGTATCAAGTTCCGCAATGCACTTGTCCACGATGTCGATGCAGCTGGAGTAGAACACTCGGGATAGTGCGATCCTCTCGGTCGGGCTTTCGGGTGGGCACCCCTTGATGATGCCGGAAATATCATTGGGTGATGTCTGCCAGCCGTCGATCAGAGTCAGGGCCTTCTTCCAGTCATCGTACTGCCTGCAAAAATACTTCAGTTCGTAGTACCGGTATCTCGGAATGTGGTATGGGTTCTTTTTTGACAGCTCCGCACGTTCTCTGCTCATTTTTCGCCCCTCCATTCATAGCCGGTCTGCTCATAGAGGAGCTTGGGTGAGATATAATAGCTGATCCTGCCCAGCTTTGAGTTCATCTGCTGAATATCCGTAACGCGCTTTCCGTTCCTCGTTGCCTCGCCAATCGGAAGCCACCCTGCAATGATGCCTGCACGCACCCATGCCGGGTCCCGGCCGTATACTCGTGCTGCAATCCGTACAGGAACCGAACCCATTTCTAATCTAGCTTTATCCATTCTATCGTACTCCTTTTGTGTTACTCTAGGAGCGTCCAAATACGTTCCCAGGCTCAAAAGGATGATACTTGTAAAAATGGTCCCCCACGTGCTGTTTTTTATCTTTTTCGCCATGAAGGATTGACAAGCAAAAATCTATCGTTTAACCTAGAATAGCTTTTCAAACAGAAAAAGCCCGGGTTGACCGAGCTTTTGAGTGAAAATGGCAAATTTATACAATGATTGAAGGAGGTTTCCATGTTAAAACTCTGTCCAGAGTGTTGTCTACAAGTGAGCGATAAGGCAGCAGCTTGTCCTCATTGCGGTTACCCGCTCAAATCCAAGTCATCGCTGCCACCAAAAAAGAAAAAACATATGCGTCTTCCCAATGGATTCGGCCAGATTTCCGAAGTCCGAGGGCGTAATCTTCGCAAGCCATTTCGGGCAATGGTCACAGCCGGAAGAACTGATGAAGGCAAACCGATCGTATGCCCGCTCCGTCCGGTCGCTTATTTTGAAACGTATAATGAAGCATATGAAGCGCTTATGAAATACAACGCGCATCCATTTGACCTTAGCAATAAAACAACCATGCAGGACCTTTTTGATATGTGGCTGACCACGAAAGAGAAAAAAGTGGATTCTTCTACGATTTCCCGTTATAAAAGAGCATGGGCCTACTCCTCCTCGATTCATAACATGCTTGTCCGCGACGTTCATATCTCGCACCTGCAGAATTGTATTGAAAACGGAACCATCGTTTACGCCGGAGAAACTCGCCATGCACAAAACAATAATAAAGACTCAATGAAAAATCTTTATAATCTGCTCTTTGATTATGCAGTTTCCCGCGAACTCGTCGATAAAAATTATGCTCGTATGTTCACGATCGATTCGGGGTATGTCCGCAAACCGAATAGTCATATCCCCTATACCGAAGCAGAACTCGATCTTCTATGGGCAAATATAGACAAGCATCCTATCATTGACATGATTCTAATTCAGTGCTACTCTGGCTGGCGTCCCGGAGAACTATGCGACCTGAAAATGAAGGATGTTGATATGGATGTGGGCACATTTACAGGCGGCTTAAAAACAAAAGCGGGGATAAACCGAACAGTGCCGATTCATCCCCGAATTTACAATCTGGTAAAAGCCCGCTACGAAAAAGCGCTCGAAGCAGGTTCGCCTTATTTATTTTTCACGATCCGCCAGCGTGGTTTCCATCATCAGAACACCGTAAAAGGCGAAGTCACGCAAATGCGCTATGCCTCTTTTTCCGTGCAGCTTGTCAACGAAGTCGTTCCTCTGCTGTCACTGAACTCTGAGCATAAAGGCCATGATGGACGTATTACTTTTGTTACAATGGCCAAAAAGTATAACATGGACGAATATGCCATCAAACGACTTGTTGGGCACCATATTAAAGACCTTACTGAACGTGTTTATACCCAAAGAAGCATCGACTGGCTTAAAAACGAGATTGAAAAGATCCCATAA